CTAAGGAAAAAGCAGAAGCTGATTTGACACGCCTACATCCAGACTTTGATAGAATCCGTGATGATGATGCATTCCATAACTGGGTTGAAGAACAACCTAAGTGGGTGCAAGATGCTTTGTATGATAATGAGAGCGATGCCATATCTGCTGCCCGTGCCATCGACTTGTACAAAGCTGATAAAGGTATTAAGACTAAGAAAACTGCCTCAGATAAGGGTGCTGCTGAAAGCGTAAACACCCGTGGTAGTCGTTCTGCACCTACAGGTGAAAGCAAAGATGGTGTCTTTTATGAGTCACAGGTAAGTAAAATGTCTACCTTTGAGTATGAAAAGAACCAAGAAGCTATTGCTAAAGCATTACAATCAGGTAAGTTTGTATACGATGTTAGCGGAAGTGCTCGTTAAGTATTGACAAATCTGAAACAACTGGTATAACTTTAAGCAGGACTAGGTATCTAGTCTTGCTCCTATGGGCCGTAACAATGCTAGCTACCCTACCCCATAGAGTTATCTGTCACGCAAAACAATAAACTGTCAGAACAACCTGAAGTTTGTTGGCCTGTATAGACAAGTGGAGGCATCCCTGTTCTATACACACCCATCAAATACAGCCTCTGTGGTGATGTTCAGCGTATTTAATTATATGCCTAACACATATCTAGGAGGATATTAAAATGGCCTTTCCAAAAGCAGTTGGCTACGGGAATCTACCTAATGGTAATTTCTCGCCAGTCATCTATTCAAAGCAAGTACAACTTGCATTCCGTAAAGCGTCTACTGTTGAAGACATCACCAATAATGATTACTTTGGTGAAATCGCAAACATGGGCGACAGTGTCAAAATCATTAAAGAACCTGAAGTGTCTGTTCAAAGCTACGCCCGTGGCACACAGATCACTGCTCAAGATCTGAATGATGACGACTTCACATTGGTTGTTGACCAAGCCAACTACTACGCTTTCAAGATTGATGACATCGAAGCAGCTCACTCACATGTGAACTTCATGCAGATGGCTTCTGATCGTGCAGCGTATCGTTTGCGTGATCAGTATGACCAAGATGTTTTGGGTTACTTGTCTGGTTTTAGACAGTCTGCCAAGCATGTCAATCCTGACACAGCTCGTACAGCAGCCGCTGGTACTAATGCAGTTACTGCTGCTGGTGCTGATGAGTTGTTGGCTACTATGAAGCTGAAAAAGGGTAGCTTTGGTAATATCACCACAGCCTCTGCTGGTGAGCATTCCATTCCTCTGGCTCCCCGTCTTCCCGGTGCAACTGCACTGCCTACAGCAACTGCATCTCCATTGATGGTGATTGCTCGTATGGGCCGCTTGTTGGATCAACAGTTTGTTGACTCCGCTGGTCGTTGGTTGGTGGTCGATCCTGTGTTCATCGAAATGTTGAAGGACGAAGACAGCCGTTTGTTGAACGGTGACTTTGGTGGTTCTGGTTTGCAGAACGGCTTGGTCATTAACAACTTGCATGGCTTCCGCATCTATGTTTCTAACAACCTGCCAAAAATTGGTACTGGTCCCGGCACTACAGGTACGGCTAACCAGAACTCCAACTATGGTGTGATTGTTGGTGGTCATGACTCTGCTGTTGCAACTGCTCAGCAAATCACTAAGACCGAGACATATCGTGATCCTGACAGCTTCGCTGACATCGTGCGTGGTATGCATCTTTATGGTCGCAAAATCTTGCGTCCTGAAGGCATCGTCACTGCTAAATACAACGCTGCTTAAGGAGAAACTAAATGGCAACTATTACTACTCTCTCAAACGCTGTTGGTGCAGGTACACAACCTAGCCGTAGTCTTCGCAACATGCCTTATGTTGTTGAAAACACTATTAGCTGGTCTGCTGCTGTAACAGCTAAAGGCTCTGCCTTGGCTGCTGCTGATGTGATCGAAGCTCTTCAGATTCCTGCACAATCTATTGTGTTGGCTGCTGGCTTTGAAATTACTTCTGCTATTACAGGTAGCTGCACAGTGAGCTTAGGTGTTACTGGCGTAACAGCCGCAGCTTATGTGTCTGCCTTTGGTGTGACTGGATCTCTTTCTGTGGGTGATTATGCAACACCAGCCACTGCAGGATATCCTATTGTTACCAAAGCTGCTGACACATTAGACTTGCTGTTGGTTACAGAAACCACTACACTGAGTGCTGGTTCAATTCGTGTCTTTGCTGTCATCGTTGATGCACAAGACAAGACTGGTCCTGCCTCTGTAGATCGTGAGCAACTGGCTTAATAGCTAGTTGATGCAGGGAGGGGCTTAACCGCCTCTCCCTTTTATTGTTTAAAAATTATGTCTACATTTATTTCTTTAACAAATGAATTGCTGCGAAGAATGGGTGAGGTTGTTTTAGACACCACCGAATTCGCTGGAGCTAGGAACATTCAAGCTCTAGCCAAGAATGCTATCAATTCATCTATTAGAGAATTGATGCATGGTGCTCAAGAATGGCCCTTTGCTCTTACTACTTATACACAAACAATGACAGCGGGTACGGGAACATATTCCTTCCCTTCTGATTTGTCTAGTGTTGATTGGGAAAGTTTCTATCTTAAGCAGCTAACAGCAGCAAACAATGATCCTTCTCGTCTACCTGTCTTGACATATGTAGACCATTTAGATAATTACCGTCCCAATGAGGATATGACAGGTGTTGGGGGCCGTGGTGTTCCAGTCGCTGTTTATCAAACACAAGAGTCTAAGTTTGGTGTGACTCCAAAACCAGATCAGGCTTATGAAATTGAGTATAAGTATTGGTCTTTTCCTGCTGCCCTGTCTGCTGATACAGACGTAGCTATTATTCCTGATAGGTTTAATGGTGTGTTGCTTGATGGTGCTATGTTCTACATGCTTATGTTCAGATCTAATGAACAAGGTGCAGCAGTGTATAAAGACAAGTTTGATATTGGTATTAGAGCGATGCGAAGACTGTTGCTAGATGAGCCTCTGTATATGAGTTCTACAGCATCTATTAGCCCATCATTCCATCCTAGAGTGTTTTAATGGCAGATAGAATAAGTGGCTTTAAGGTTACATGTATTGGTGGAATGAACACCAATAGGGATGTACTATCTCAAGGTGAGATGTATCCCGGCTCAGGTACACAGCTTATTAATTATGAGCCAGCTATTACTGGTGGTTATAGACGGATTAGTGGATATGCTAATAGTTATGGAACTGTAACTGGCACAGGTAGTGTACTTGGTGTTATGGTTTCAGAGAGTTTAAATGATGGCATCTTTGCTTGTCGCAAACCCTCTGCTGGTACAAACTACTTTTATAAGTGGGTAGCTTCTTCATCCACTTGGTCAGCCATTACAACTCCAGCAGGTGTTACAATGGTGGGAGTTAAGAAGGTTAGGTTTACTAGATTTAATTGGAGTGCTCCTAAGTTTGCATTAACTGATGGAATCAATCCGGCTGCTGTGTATGATGGAACTACATATACACAGATTACAGATGCTAATGCTCCTAATAGTCCTAAGTATTCTGCTGCCTTTAAGAATCATTTGTTCTTAGCTGGTGATACAACAGATCCTTACAACTTATATATTTCTTCTCCATTAGCAGAGACAAACTTTAATCCAGCTAATGGTGCTGCTGTTATTAATGTAGGCTTTGAGATTGTTCAGATTAAACAGTTTAGAGATACGCTGTACATCTTTGGTAAGAATGCCATTAAGAGTTTGACAGGAACTAACATAGCTGACTTTGTGGTTGGCGAAGTGACAACAAATTTAGGTTGTGTTGTTCCAGATAGTGTGATAGAACTGGGTGGTAATCTAGTATTCCTTGGTCCTGATGGTTTTAGACCAGTGGCTGGAACAAGTAAGATTGGTGATGTGGAATTGGAAACAATTTCAAAACAAATTCAATTTACCATCACTGCTATTTTGCAAGAACTTGTAGCTGGTGCTATTGATCCAGAAACATTAAGCTCTGTAGTTATTCGTAAGAAGTCACAGTTTAGATTGTTCTTACCAGCCGAAGGAACCTTTGGTTTGTTAGGTGGTCTTAGGGCTAGTGAAGGTGGTGTGTCTTTTGAGTATAGCCAGCTTTTTGGCTTTCCAGCTACATGTGCTGCTAGTGGATATATTGGGGTAGATGAAGTTATTATTCATGGGGATTCTACTGGTAAGGTGTATAAACAAGAGACAGGAAGTTCTTTTAATAGTACAGAAATCTTGAGTGTTTATCAAACACCTTTCTACTATTTTCAAGATCCTTCAATCCGTAAAAACTTCTATAACATTTCTACCTTCTTGCGTAGTGAAGGATCTACTAGTATTGTGATGGGTGTTAGCTATGACTTTGAAGACTCAGTTAATGTCTTTAATCCAGCCAACTACA